AAATGTTGATCCTGCCCACCGGAATGCACCAGGAGTTGCTTTCATGATGAACAGCGCAACCCTTAATCAGGTTGCAAGCATTATGGATGATAACGGAAGGCCAATCTTTGTTACTAACTATGTTGATGGTTCTGGCAGGTTGCCAACCATCTTGGGTTACCCTGTTTACATTAACAACAATATGGTTAACGCAGGAGCAGGAACCAAGCCTATTATCTTTGGTAACCTTGCAGCTTACACTGTAAGACAGGTAACAGGCCAAGCTGGTTTAACTCTTGTTAGACAGAATGAAACCTATGGTCATATTGGGCAAATCGGTTGGACAGCCTTTACCCGATTAGATGCAAACCTTTTAACAGGTAATGCAACAACTTACAGCCCTGTTTGGTCGCTATTAATGGCAGCATCATAATGAAAATAACAATGCTTATATCTGTTGCCTCTGCTTGGGATAACACCAACAGAGGTAAAACAGTAGATGTACCAGACGAAGTTGGTGCAGAATGGTGCAGGATTGGTTATTCCAAACCTGCATCACCACCAGCCAAAGAAAAAGCAACTTCCAAAATTACCCCAGAGGTAAGAACAAATGGAACTCAAGGGGATAGTAACAGTAGTAACACAACCGACAACGGAACCAATAACACTGGCACAAGCAAAAAGCCATCTAAGAATTGATCATTCTGATGATGATACTTATTTGAATCTTTGCATCACTGCTGCCAGAAGTTACTTTGAAAAAATGTGTGAAATAACCATTTCTTCAACCACTTTAAAATTATCATTAGATAACTTTGAAGATGTTTTATATCTTCCCAAGGGGCCAATCCAATCTGTTACTGAAATTGTTTATTGGGATTCAAACGAGGATCAACAGAATGTTGCAGATTGGCAAGAAGATATAGCTTCTGGCCCTGCAAGGTTGATGCCATTGCTGGATGATTCTTGGCCAGAAACAGCAGGTATAATGAATGCAGTTGAAGTTACTTATGTTGCAGGTTTTGTAAATGCTGCAGCAGTTCCAGAATTATTAAAGCATGGCATCAAATTTTATGTTGGCCATCTTTACGAAAACAGGGAAGCAGTTACTGAGGGTTCATTATCAGAGGTTCCTTTGGCAGTAAGTTCAATCATAAATATGTTTACCAATGGGGTTTATCATTAAAGCTGGAAACCTTAATACTAGAATTGAACTGCAAAGCAAAAGCACAACCTATGATGCCATGGGGCAACCTGTTTTGGCATGGTCAACTGATTACACAGTTTCAGCTTCTGTTAAATCCTTATCTTCAAGGGAAGCTTATTTTGCAAAAGCTGTTAGGCCAGAAACAACCCACAGGGTTTTAATTAGATTCCTTTCAGGTTTTAGCCATCATCACAGAATTAAAATTGGTGCAAGGATTTTAAACATATTGGCCATTCTTAATATTGATGATGACAATAGAACCATGCAGGTTGATTGCCTTGAGGTTGTAACCTAATGGGAAAATTCAACAAATCAGTTTTGATTGCCAAGGGCAAAGTATCCATTGAAGGTTTAGATGAATTGGTTGATGTATTTCAGCAGTTAACCAGTAATAAAAAAGATGGCAAGTTGGTTGCTGCAATGCGCTATGCCATGAAGCCCCTGCAAGAAAAAGTTAAATCTAATGCCCCTAGCAAAACCAAAACCACAACCGGAGCTTTGAAAAGATCCATCAGTTTAAAGGCAAAGAAATTTGGCAGGGGTAAAAATAAAGTTATTCAAGGTTTGGTTGGGCCAAAGTTGGGCAAATCGGTTACTAAATTTGGAAGGCGATTTGATCCAATACACTATGCCCATTTACTTGAAAGAGGCGCAGCAAGCCATTCTATCCAACCAAAGAAACTTGCCAAATTAACAACTTTTGTTGGCCCTTTGCGTGAAGGTTCCAAAAGGCAGGTAAAGCCAAGCAGTTATCAACATCCAGGCGCAACTGCCAAACCATTTATGAATCCAGCTTTAGAATCAATGGGTGGGGAAATCTTCAATCGGTTTGCAGAAAAGATGAAAGAGATTATATCAACCTTGGGAATAAAAAAAACTAAGGGTGCAAAATGATTGAATCAGCTTTTTATGATTATATTTCTGGTGTTGCTAATATTACCAATGTAATAGGTTCAAGAATTTACCCTGATACAGCACCGCAATCTGTAACCCTGCCATGTTTAGTTTATGAAAAAACAGGGGTGGACAGGCAATTAACCCTGCTTAAATCTTCTGGGGTGGTAACTGCAACCCTGCAACTAGATATCTTTGCAGCAACTAGGGTGCAAGCAGAAACAATTGTTGAACTAATCCGACTTGCTTTTGATGGTTTCCAAGGAACTTGGGATACCACAAATATTTTTATGGCAAGGCTGGATAACGAATCTGTTGGGTGGGATTTGGAATCTGCGTTGGAATCTGGAACCCACAGGGCAACAGTTGATTTGATAGTTACCTTTTCAGAATCTGTTACAACTTTTACTTAGGAGTTTTTGCCATGGCAATTCAAGCAACATACGGAACCACAATTTCAGTTGGCGGAACTGCAATTGGAGAAGCGATTTCAATTACCCCAGCCCAAATTAAAATTGGCACAATTCAAACCACCAATCTTGCAGATGTTGGGAATACCCATGCCCATACATTTAAAGCAGGTTTGGAAGATGCAGGGGAAGCTAGCTTTGAAGCTAATTTTGAAAAAGCTGATTTTGATGCATTGGCTGGAATGGCTTGGGCAAGAACAGAAATTGCAGTTGTTGTAACAATTCCTGCACCTAATAGTGCAACTTACACTATGCAAGGAATTATTTCTGGATACTCTATATCTTCTATAGGTGTAGGCGATGAACTTGTTAAGTGTTCATTCACTGTTAAAATCAGTGGTAATGGTTATTATGCAGATTAAAAGGAGTTTTAGTTATGGCTTTAGATAGATTGCAGATCCTTTCTAAAAAAGATTCTTTGCCTAGGCAAGAAATCGTAATTCCAGAATGGGAAGGATCTGTTTGGGTGAGATCCCTTACAGTTGGTGAAAGAGATTCTATTGATGCAGATTTCAATGCTGCAAGGGGCAAAGGAAAAACCCCTGATAACCTAAGAGCAAGGATGCTAATTAAGGGTTGTTGCAATGCAGATGGTTCAGCTTTGTTTTCTGAATCAGATATTGGTGATGTGAATAAATTGCCAGCTACAATTTTAGAAAAAATCTTTGATGCAATATTAAAAATTAATCGGATTGGTGCAGGGGCAGTTGAGGATGCGGAAAAAAACTAAGGGAAGATGCCCCTAGGCTATTTCTTTTTAGATTAGCGGGGCATCTCAAAAAAACTGTTGGGGAATTGGAAGAAAATCTAAGCCATTCTGAATTCATGGAATGGGTTGCTTTTTCGAGAATTGAACCAATAGGGGATAGTAGGTTGGATTATTTGTTGGGCATGGTGCAGCATACACAAATAGCTTGCCATTCCTCAACTAAATATAAGCTTTCTGATTTTGTTCCTGATTGGTTGGGTGAAAAAAACAAACCTGCAACTGCAGAACAAATGGCAGCAGCCTTTGCAACCATGGGCAAAAATGTGAAGGTGGTAAAAAATGGCTGATGTAAATTTAGGTAGAGCCAGTTTATCAGTTACTGCAGACCTTTCTGGTTTTACTTCTGCTTTAGATAATGCAGCTAAACAAACTGATAAGCTTTCAACAGCTAATAACATTGTGGTTGCAAGTTCAAACAATGTAACCACAAGTTTAGAACATCAAACCAAATCAGTTCAAGAACTCCAAACTGCTGCTGTAAGTAATTCTATTCTGGTTAAGAATATGAATTTGACAGCGCAAGCAACCAAGCTTGCCACTGATAATTTGGTTTTGCTTGATGGCGCAACCCTACTTTATTTGAAGGATGAAAAAGAATTAGAATTTCAACAGGCAAAATTAAGCACAGGATTTAAGGAACTTGAAACCAACCTATTTAAAAATGATGCAGCCTTTAGAAATAATTCTTTATTAATTGAGTTGAATACTCAAAAGCAAAGGAATTTGGCTTTAGAAAATAAAGCTTCAATGGCTGCAATGCTGGCTTTAGATGATCAAGCTATTGGATATGCTGCCAATCAGAAAACCTTATCAACCGAATTGGACATTGCAACCCGCAAATTAGATTTGCAAGCGAAGCAAATGAACCTTGATTCTGGCGCAACCAAAGCCCTGCATGATGAATTGGTAAAACTTGAAGCGCAAGAAAAAGCTTTAGCAGCGCAAGAAGATAAAGTTAAAGGTATTAACCAACCAGTTGCAGCAATTGAACCCCCTGCAAAGGTTGATACTAACACTGCAGAGTTTGTTAAAGGCCAAATAAATCTGAAGTCTGAAACCGATATGGCAACCAAGGCTTTAGAACTTCAAGCCAGACAAATGAACATTGATAGCGGAGCAACTAAAAAGCTTCATGATGAAATGCAAAAACTTGAAGCCCAAGAAAAGAAAATAATTGCATTAGAAAATAAGGCCAAAGGAATTATACCCCCACCCCTAGTAATTAAACCACCCCCAATTCCTGTTGAAAAATCCAAGGCAATTACAAAAGCTGCTGGTGGGGGAATGAAGCTAACAGATATGTTGGGGATTGGTTTCTTTACTGCAGCATTCACCAAGGTTTTTGATGGTGCAATGGAATTAGTTAAAAGCCTTGTTACTGGGGTTATTGATTTAGGCGCAAAGATAATTGAATCTGGTTCAAAGTTCCAAGAATTAGATAGGCGATTA